GATTTTGATCAAAGCATTAAAGGCGACTTAGAAGTTACAGCCAAAGGAACAGAGAGCTTGATGGCTAATGAAGTGAGGAGCCAACGCTTGATGCAGTTCTTGCAAATTGCAAGCTCTCCTGCATTGATGCCATTTGCTAAGTTTCCTTACATCATTCGTGAGATAGCTAAAAGCATGGACCTTGATCCAGACAAGGTGACTAACAACATGGATGAAGCTATGCGTCAAGCTTTGCTGATGCAACAAGCTACAGCTCCTGCGGAGGGTGCTCCTCCTGTTGCTGGTCCAGAAGGTGGTCCTCCTCCAGTGGCTGATATGACTGGCGGTGGTGGTGGAAATATTGGTATTGGTGCTGCACCAGTGCCGGGTGAACAAGGATTTGCTGGTAATGTCCAAGCCGTACCTCCCCAAGCTTAAAGGCTTTGTAAACACTAACGCTACATGGGAAGCGTTCTTAGAACTACTTGATGCTGAAATTGCTCAGCAGCATAAGAACTTAGAACAAGCTACTGATGTTCGTGAGATTGGAAAGGCTCAAGGAGCCGTTGCTGCTTTACGCAGACTAAAACATCTAAAGGATGAAGTTAATGTACACTGATAACATGGCTAGACTGTTTGCTGAAGGCGGCATGAATGATGATGGCGGCACAGTAGATCCTGTGTCAGGTAATGATGTACCTCCGGGTTCTTTGCAGAATGAAGTGAGAGATGACATTGATGCAAAGCTCAGTGAAGGTGAGTTTGTTATTCCTGCTGATGTTGTTCGTTACATTGGTCTTGAGAGATTGATGAAGCTTCGTGATGAAGCTAAGCAAGGTTTGTCTCGTATGGCAGAGATTGGTCAGATGGGTAATGCAGATCAAGTAGAAAACCCAGAAGCTCTACATGAAGATGAAGAAGGCTTTGACTCTGAGATTGATGACATCATGAAAGAGGTTGATGGTGAGCAGATGGGGGTAAAGAAGTTTGAAGCTGGTGGCTTTGCTGTTCCCGGAACAGATCTTCTTAGTAAATATAACATTCCTAAAACATCCATTACCAATCCAGCTTTAGATGTTAGAGCTTATAAGAATAAAGAAGGTAGGGTGATGTATATCACTTTCTTCAATGATAAGCCATCCATTGCCATTCCTGCTGGATATGAGTTTGCTGGCTCTGCTGGTCAATTTATTGCAGAGACTAAAAAAGATGATACTAAGAAGGATGTTGTTACAGCAACAGAGACAATTGAGGCTGGTGGTGATGGTAATGCAACATCAGGTGGTCCTTCTGTAGGCACTGGCTCTGGCGTTGGTGGTCCTTCTGGAACATCCATTGGCAACTCTTCAATTGGTATTGCCATTGGAGCCATTGCTAATGCTCTTGATGGTATTACAAGTAATACTATTGGGACTCCAGTGAGTGTTTCAGATGCTGTAACTACAACGGGAGTTTCTACTTCTGCTAATGCAGCGGGTCTTGCGGCTAATGCTGCTGCTCTTGCAGCCGATGATGCTTCAATTTCTGAAGGTGTTACTGGGAGTAGTTCAACCACTGGTAATGGTACAGTTGGTTCCACTGCTGCCACTGCTGCCGCTGATAACAGCGGTAATACTAACAGTAATGATGGAACTACTGGAGATACTGGTGATGGTGTTGGTGTTGGTGATTTTGCTAAAGGTGGCCTTGTTGCCAAACGTAAAAAGAAACCAACACTTGCTCAAAAAAGAGGCATTGCTTCTAAGAGATAATACTATATAATTAGCATACTCAAACCAGAGGTGGGCTGGTGAGTGTCAACAATTCCCCACCATATGGCTACCTATCTCCCTGCATACGCAGCTACAGTTAGCCCCAACTTAAAGGTATGTTATGACAGAAGCAGTAGTTAATCAAAATCAACAAGCTCAGGCTTTCTCTCCATTTGGTAAGCGTAATGCTAACAAGGATCGGATTGAACAAGAAGAAGCTGAGTTGAAACAATTGGCTGAAGATAAGAGCAATCCTCAAGAATCACAAGACCCTGAGGATAGCAACTTAAGCGCAGAAGAGAAGAGCTTTAAGAAGCGTTATGGAGATCTGCGTAGACATTCTCAGCAACAGCAAGTAGGTTTGCAGAAGCAAATTGATGAGCTTCGCTCACAGCTACAGCAAAGTACAGAGAAGCAAATCAAGCTTCCTAAGAGCGAAGAAGAATTGAATGAGTGGGCAAAAGCCTATCCTGATGTTGCAAAGATTGTTGAAACCATTGCAATTAAAAAGGCTAAGGAACAAACCCAAGCATTGGATGAGCGATTCAAACAACTAGATGAGCGTGAACATCAAACATCTAAGGACAAAGCAGAAGCTGAATTGATGCGTCTACACCCAGACTTTGACTCCATCCGTGATGATGATGAGTTTCATACTTGGGTGGATGAACAACCTAAGTGGGTACAAGATGCTTTGTATGATAATGAGAGCGATGCAAGGGCTGCTGCTCGTGCCATCGATCTTTACAAAGCTGATAAAGGTATTAAGACAAAGAAACAAAGCAAAGATAATGGTGCAGCAGAGAGTGTTAATACACGGGGAAGTCGTTCTGCACCCACAGGCGAGAGCAAAGATGGTGTCTTTTATGAGTCAGATGTAAATAAAATGACTACATTTCAATATGAAAAGAACCAAGAAGCCATTGCTAAAGCATTACAATCAGGTAAGTTTGTATACGATGTTAGCGGAAACGCACGTTAAGTATTGACAAATCTGAAACAACTGGTATAACTTTAAGCAGGACTAGGTATCTAGTCTTGCTCCTATAGGCCGTAACAATGCTAGCTACCCTACCCTATAGAGTTATCTGTCACGCAAAACAATAAACTGTCAGAACAACCTGAAGTTTGTTGGCCTGTATAGACAAGTGGAGGCATCCCTGTTCTATACACACCCATCAAATACAGCCTCTGTGGTGATGTTGAGCGTATTTAATTATATGCCTAACACATATCTAGGAGGATATTAAAATGGCCTTTCCAAAAGCAGTTGGCTACGGGAATCTACCTAATGGTAATTTCTCGCCAGTCATCTATTCAAAGCAAGTACAACTTGCATTCCGTAAAGCGTCTACTGTTGAAGACATCACCAATAATGATTACTTTGGTGAAATCGCAAACATGGGCGACAGTGTCAAAATCATTAAAGAACCTGAAGTGTCTGTTCAAAGCTACGCCCGTGGCACACAGATCACTGCTCAAGATCTGAATGATGAAGACTTCACCTTGGTTGTTGACCAAGCTAACTACTACGCTTTCAAGATTGATGACATCGAAGCAGCTCACTCACATGTGAACTTCATGCAGATGGCTTCTGATCGTGCAGCGTATCGTTTGCGTGATCAGTATGATCAAGATGTATTGGGTTATCTCTCTGGTTACTCACAAGCTACTAAGCATGCAAATGCTGGTACTGCTCGTACAACTTACCCCGGAACTAAAGCTTTGACTGAAGCTGGTTCTGATGAGTTGTTGAGTTCTATGAAGCTGATCAAGAGTAGCTTCGGTAACATCACTACAGCTTCTGCTGGTGATCACTCCATTCCTTTGGCTCCTCGCCTTCCCGGTGCTACTTCCCTGTCTACATCAACAGCTTCACCTTTAGCTGTTATTGCTCGCATGGGTCGCCTGTTGGATCAACAGTTTGTTGACTCCGCTGGTCGCTGGTTGGTGGTCGATCCTGTGTTCATCGAAATGTTGAAGGACGAAGATAGCCGTTTGTTGAATGGTGACTTTGGTGGTTCTGGTTTGCAGAACGGCTTAGTTGTTAACAACTTGCATGGCTTCCGTATCTATGTTTCTAACAACCTACCTAAAGTTGGTACTGGTGCTGGTACTACAGGTACTGCTAACCAAAACACCAACTTTGGTGTGATTGTTGCTGGTCATGATTCTGCTGTGGCAACTGCCCAACAGATCACCAAGACTGAAACATATCGTGATCCCGACAGCTTCGCTGACATCGTGCGTGGTATGCATCTTTATGGTCGCAAAATCTTGCGCCCCGAAGGTGTTGTTACTGCTAAATACAACGCTGCTTAAGGAGAAACTAAATGGCAACTATTACTACTCTCTCAAACGCTGTTGGTGCAGGTACACAACCTAGCCGTAGTCTTCGCAACATGCCTTATGTTGTTGAAAACACTATTAGCTGGGCTGCTGCTGTAACAGCTAAAGGCTCTGCCTTGGCTGCTGCTGATGTGATTGAAGCTCTTCAGATTCCCGCACAATCTATTGTGTTGGCTGCTGGCTTTGAAGTGATCACTGCAGCTACTGGTAGCTGTACAGTTAGCTTGGGCGTTACTGGTGTTACTGCTGCTGCCTATGTCTCTGCTTTTGCAGTGACTAGTTCAGCTACAGCAGGAACCTATGCAACTCCAGCTACTGCTGGCTATCCTATCGTGTCACAATCTGCTGATACTTTAGACTTGCTGTTGGTTACTGAAACCACTACATTGAGTGCTGGCTCAGTGCGTGTCTTTGCTGTCATCGTTGACGCAACAGATCGTGTTGGTCCTGCTTCTGTAGATCGTGAGCAACTGGCTTAATAGCTAGTTAATACTGGGAGGGGCTTAACCGCCTCTCCCTTTTATTGTTTAAAAATTATGTCTACATACATTTCTTTAACGAATGAATTGCTACGAAGAATGGGTGAGGTTGTCTTGGACACCACCGAATTCGATGGAGCTAGAAACATCCAGTCTCTAGCTAAAAATGCTATCAATTCATCCATTAGAGAATTGATGCACTCTGCACAAGAGTGGCCTTTTTCTTTAGTTACTAACACACAGACAATGACAGTGGGAACAGGAACATATTCCTTCCCCTCTACTCTGTCTAGTGTTGATTGGGAAAGTTTCTATCTTAAGAAGCTAACAGCAGCAGACAATGATCCTCTTCGTCTTCCTGTTCTTACTTACACAGACTACTTAGACAATTATCGTCCCGGTGAGGATGTAAATGGTACTGGAGGCTATGGTCCTGCTATTGCTGTTTATCAAACACAAGAG